CTAGAACTAGCCGGTGTAGTGTATATCGTAGTATTATCTGTTGTAGTTAAATCTACTAATTCGTTTTTATATATATTAGCCACCTATAAACCAAGAGAATCTCTCTTGCTCCTGTTTTTGTTCGTTTAAAAATGTAGAGTTTAATTGTTCAACAATTAAACCAACTGCTCTATTAATTTGTTTCTGGTTAGAAACATCATATTCCTCTTTTGGCTCTGGTAATCTTATTACTATCTTTGCCATTATCTTCTACCGTCCGGTTGTACATCTAATCTCATTGTTCCAAATCTCCAAGATTCTGAAGTTGCATCATTTTCTATTTTTATATTAACAAACCGACCTCTAGCTCTAGTATCTTTTTTTTCAGTAGAAGTGGTGATTGTAAAAGGACTTAAAGCTGTAGTTGTTTGTGAGTCAGATGGATATCTTTTTACGGCTAGTGTAACTTTAGCATTACCCTGCAAATCTTTAAAGTCAGGTAAGAATCTTCTAACTGCTAAGAAAACATCACCCGCTATAGCATAAGATTGACCTCTTTGTGCTTGCTGTAGATCATAATCATATGATTGTATAAAAGATGTTACTGTTGTTGTACTACCGTCAGGATTTACTTGATCGGTTCCTACCTCATGTTCAAATAAAGTAGTCTGACCTAGACCATCTTCACCAACAATAACTGGAAAGGTACCAGAAGCTGAATCATCGAATTTAGTAGCAATTGGATTAGGGTATACAGTTGCATCAATCCAAGCTGTTCTAGCTTCTGTACCAATATACCAAACACCACCAGGTATTCTTCCACTTTCACCATAATTAAATATAACATATTGATCATTGTATTCAGAATTTGTTGATGGATAATACCAAGTTACCTCTGTGTATTGATTATTTAAACCTGCATATACTTGTTGTCCTTTTGTTGTATCTGCTTGATCATAAACATAATCTTCAACTGTACATGGTAAAGATTTAACGGTACCATCAAACGCAAAGAAACCATTTGTAGACATCCAATAAGCGACACCATCTATTTCAACAGCAGCATTCTTACCAATCAATCCACAGTTTGTACCTACTTGTTCAAATCCAAATGTAAAAGGTGCTCCAATAAATTTCATAGTATAAAGAGCGTTATCAGTCCACACTAGAATAGTTTCTTTTGCTTTTAAGGCACCCATAATTTTTGTACCATCTTGAAGTCTTTGAGTACCTGCAGAGTTAATCGCAGTTACTGTATAATCATTTATATCTTCTTGTTCTGAAAATCTTATAAACATGTCATCTTGTGTTGATGGTGTACCAATTGTTGTCTCAGTTCCTAAATGAATTAAGTGACGTGTTGTTGGTGAAACTAGTGTTACCCTTGTTGCAGTAGGGTTATTAGATGTAGAAAAACCAGATGTGCTTGTAGACGCTCTTACTGTCAAAGGAGTTGCAGCTCCCGCATTCCATGTAAATGTTTTACCATTTGCAATTGTTGCAACAAGAACTTGTCCAAAATTACTTAATGACCATAGTCCAGGTTCTAGTGTTACGTCTGTTGCAGAAGATGCTTCTCCCCAGGCACCTGTTCCCCAAGTATCTGTACCCCAACCATAACCATATGATTGTGCTGCAGGACCTACTGGCTCGTAAGGAATTAATTCTATGCTACCACCTGTGGATACTGTTCCTGTTGCATTAGAACTTTGTGTAACTGTAAAGACAGAACTTGATGTAACAGAAGTCACTTGAAAATTTTTATCTTCAAAGTCAGAATCAGAGTAACCTGTACCACCAGGTAAGGTTACATTATTAAATTGTACAATGTCACCTGCTACCAATCCATGAGCAGATTTAGTTACAGAACAAATAGCAGAACCAGATGTAGTTGCAATTGTTGCACTAGTTAAAGCTGCCTTGACAGGTGTGATGTCGTATAACTGACCTTCAAAATAAATAAGTAAACATTTATCTGTTCCAATAGCAACATATCTGTTACCGGATAAATCTACAAATGCAAACTCACGTCTTGCAACACCAACAATTGTATCTGTAATAAGTGATGACCAGCCACCAACTTTTTCTGGCAGCAAATATCTAAATCGTACGTTATCACAATCTACCCAACGCTGTTCAGCGCCAACTGTTGTGTTTTGTTTGTCAATTCCCGGTAAGAATTGAAAATCAAGAAGAGCCATAATTTTTGCTCCTATATATTATCTTTATAGATCCAGCCCCTAGTTGCATTAACATATACTAATGTAAATGCAGAACCATTGGCACTAACTACTAGATCCGAAGCACTGCCTAAGATATTAGAACTATTTCTACCAATCGTTAAGTTGTTAGATGCAAGGTTATTGCCTGAGTCTATGAAATGTACTTCATCACCAATTGATGGAGATGCTGGTAAATTAATTGTAACTGGTGCACCAATACCACCTCCTGATGTATCGATCAAAACTTGATCACCATTAACAGTAGTGTAAGTAGCCGATGGTGTGTAGTATCCTTTAGTCTGTAGTTTACCTGTAATATTTGTACCATCAGAATATAAAACTGTTGTTGATCCAATAGGTAAAGCAAGACCTGTTCCTGAAACTGTTTTTACTGTCAATGTATAATTAGAAGACGATCTAGATGTTGCATCTTCAACAATAAAAACTCTTTCTGCAGAGTCTGGCATAGTAACTGTTCTATTGGCAGTAAGTTCATTACTACCTGTATTAGTCACTAATTTAAAATATAGATTCTTACCATTTGCTGTAGCATGGTTTGCAAGTGATAATGCTACATCAGCAGATGTTACATCTAATGATATATATCCTGAAGCTGCTTGTTCTAGTATCTGTAAATTTGTATTTGTAATTGTACCCCAGGTACCTGATTTTTCACCTGTGGTAATTAATTCTAGTTTTAAGTCACTTGACGTACTCGATGCCATATATTTCTCCTACGGATTATTCGGGTCAATAGGTACCCAGGTACCCGTTGCTCCTGGAACTATCGGATTCCAGTTTATCACATCTACAGTGTTAGTTGCAAGTGCTAATTCTACACCTGTTGCAAGTACTGTTTGACCTATTTTAACAACTACATCACCCGTTGCTAAATCAACTCTTTGTCCTGTAGGTAAAACAACTGATTTACCTATAATTTGAACATTACCTATAGCAAAATTTAATCTTTGTCCACTTACAGTTACAAATATACTAACTCCGCCTGGATCGGCAAAAGGTGAGTTTGCAAAAGGTGTTGCTCCAAATAACATTATGATCCTCTACTTGTTTGAATAGGTACCCAAGTTTGAGTAGCTCCTGGCACAATACCATCCCATTTTTTAATTAAAACTGATGATGTGCCTATATCAAACTCATTACCTGTTGGTAATACTGTTGCTTTTGCTACAATTGTAACTGTCCCTGTTGATAAATTTTGTCTATTAGTTGTAACGGTTACTGTAGCGTTTGCTTTGGTAGTTACATTGCCGACTGTAATGTCAACTTTATTTCCTGTAACAGAAACATTTGCATCTGCAACAACTGTAACATCTCCTGTATCTGTATTAACTCTTGATCCTGTTGTTGATACATTTGCATCTGCGGTTGTTGAAACAGTTCCTGTAGATAAATCTACACCGCTTCCTGTAACAGAATATATAAATTTAAATGTAACAGAACCTGTTGTAAAGTTTGTTTGTGATCCAGTAGGTATAACATTTGCTGCTGCAGTTGTAGCAACTGTTCCTGTGTTTAAATTAACTCTATTACCTGTAACTCCAACAACGTCAGCTACATTAACGGTACCTGTTGTAAAATTTGCTTGACTTCCTGTTACATCAATTCCAGCTCCTGCTGTAACCGTAACTAGACCTGTAGATAAAGCTGTTGCAATACCAGATACACCAATAACATCGGCTACCTGAACATTACCAATACCAATATTAAATCTACTTCCTGTAGGTAGTATTAATGCATCACCAACGATAGCAACAGTTCCTGTTGATTCGTTGATTCTGTTACCTGTAACAATCGCTAATGCATTAGGGTTAAACCCTGGATCTGCAAAAGGTGCTGATGCAAATGAAGTTCCGCCAAAAAACATAATATAAATCCTTAAAAGGAGACTGTGTGGTATGTGGTGGTGACACAGCCTCCATCTAAAGATTATATCATCGTTTAAACCAAGAAGGAAGACCTAAATGTGGACGCTT